CCCAGTCTTTACCGCAGGTGATGCTGACGAAGCAAACCAGTTTACTTCTGCCTTAACTACTCGTGGCGATCTACTAACATTAGATGCGTCTGCTAATCCAACTCGTATTGCTATTGGTGCTAACGGTTACTTGCTAACCTCAAACGGTACTGATGCAACTTGGGCTGTTGCACCGACTTCAGGTATTAGCTCAGGTGATGACAGCGCAATTGTTTTAGGTTCACAAATTTTCGGTTAACACAGGAGATAACACATGGCAACATTCACCAAAAATCACTTATCAGGTAGTACAGACGGCAAAATGATTAAGGTTGCTGCTACTGCAACGGCTGGTACAACAATTCATACTGGCCCAACAAATACGGCACACTTTCATGAAGTATGGTTGTATGCAGTAAACTCAGACGCAACTTCTCGAAAACTCACTATTGAATGGGGTGGCACAACATCACCTGACGACTTGATTGAATTTACTGTTCCTGCTGAATCGGGTTTATATTTAATTGTTCCTGGTCTTGTTTTGCAGGGTAATGCAACTGCATTGGTGGTTCGTGCTTTTGCTGCAACAGCCAATGTTGTCAATATTTCAGGTTTTGTAAACGAAATAGTATAAGGTTTTAACATGGCTAGATACGGTCAGCGCTCGCGCCCATCATCAGCAATTTCTGTTTGGGGTAGAGGTGCGCCAGAACCTTTATTAGTTGATTATTTAGTTGTTGCTGGTGGCGGTGGCGGAGCACCTTATGAAGCTGGTGGTGCTGGTGGTGCTGGTGGATATCGCACAAGCTATGGCACAGGGCCTGCTACAGGCCCTTCAGGTGGTGGCTCAACTGCAGGACCCGCTCTTTTGTTAAATCTTAATACGGCTTACACGGTTACCGTAGGGGCGTCGGGCGCATCTGGTTATCCTGGTGGAGATGGTGGCTCAAGTGTTTTCGCCACAGTTTCAACAACTGGCGGCGGTGGGGGTGGTGGTTTTTCTGCTCCTGGTGGTTCGTATATTCAAAACGGTGGTCGTTCGGGTGGTTCAGGTGGCGGTGGCGGTGGTGCTGCTGGCGGTGGTGCTGGAACAGCAAATGAAGGCTATGCAGGCGGTGCTGGTAGCACCCCCTCTGCTTTGTTTCCTGGCGGTGGCGGTGGCGCTGGCGGTACAGGTAGTCCTTCAACTGGTGGTGCAGCGGTTTCATCAAGCATCACAGGCACAGCAGTTAGTCGTGCCAGAGGCGGACCTGCTGGTGCTGGTGCCAATACTGGTGGTGGCGGCAACGGCGGTGGTGGTTCTGGAAATTCTGGCGTTGTAATTATTCGTTATCCAACTGCAGCAGGAACAATTACTGTTGGCGCTGGTCTTACAAGTTCTACAACAACAAGTGGCACAGACACAATTGTAAGCTTTACGGCTGGCACAGGAACCGTAACTTGGGCGGCAACATAATGGCACATTACGCAATTATCGACACACGAGATAATCGTGTCGTCCATGTTTTAACTGGTGTTGATGAAACAATCACACAAATAGATATCGATGGCACAGAAGTTGGTGGTTCAAGTGAAGCATGGGAAGCTTTTTATCTAGCAAAGTTTAACAAGCCAAACTATAACCCAAATTACATTTGCAAACGTACTTCATATAACGCAAATATACGTGGTACTTATGCTTGTGTTAACGGTTTTTACGATCCCGAAAAGGATGAATTTATACCACCAGCCGCTCCATAGGTATCCGTAGTAGGATAAAAACAAAAGGCTGGATTATGTCAATACAGGGTTTGTTTTCTACACCAGTAGGTGCGTATAAACTTGATCGCAATTTTTCATTAAACGAAAAAAAAGCAGTGGATTTGTGCCTTCAAGATTTAACAAACAACATAGGAAATAAATTTTCTAAAAACACTTCAGTATTAAATATCCCCGAACTTTGCGATATTCGCGATTTTTGCGAGGAATCACTTAAACAATTTAATACTGAGATTTATGGTGAAACCAAAACACAATTCAGAATAACTCAATCTTGGTTGAACATAAGCGAAGTAAATCAATTTCACCACAAACATCGTCACCCCAATAGCTATATCAGCGGGGTTTTGTATGTAGAAACTAGCGAAGACGACAAAATTAATTTTTATAATCCTTCGGTTCGACCCAATTATTATCAAGAGCAACCAACAATGTTTAATCAATTTAATTCATCCGTATGGTGGCTGCCTGCAACTGAGGGATTATTGTATTTATTTCATTCAGATTTAGAGCACGAAGTGCCACCAGTTACAAGTAAAAAAAGAATCAGTTTATCTTTCAATACTTTTTTTGATTCGGATTTTGGTAGCGAGATATTTTTAACCCATCTACCCATTAAAGGAAAATAACATGAACTCACTTACTGATTACATTTACATTAAAAAAGATTTTTTAACCGAAGCTTTTTGTGATGAAGTAATAAATATGTTGAACGACAACAATAGCTGGGATAAGCATTACTTTCATGTAGAACTTGACGGCACTATGGAGAATCGTCCGAATAACCCATTGGTTTCCCGAATACAGAATTCTATTAGTGAAGAAATCATGGACAAACTTTGGCACGCTTTGGGAGAATATCTTAGTCAACCATTTAATGTTTTGTCTAAAGCCCCTATGGATTTTTGGAATGGTTATTCGCAAATTAGATATAATCGATACGACGTAAACACACACATGGATTATCACGCCGATCATGTGCACACAATATTTGAAGGGGACCGCAGAGGCATACCCACATTAAGTATTGTTGGATTATTAAACGATGATTTTGAGGGTGGAGAATTAGAGTTTTTTGGTGATTACAAATTGCCCTTAACAAAAGGGTCGTTAGTAATTTTTCCGTCAATATTTTTGTATCCTCATACCGTTCTGCCTATAACAAAAGGTGTTAGATATTCTTATGTTAGTTGGGTTTGGTAAATGTGGTTCGCAATCTAACAAGGTGGCTTATACCGCTACTACATCTAGTAGTACAACCACTATAGTTGTAGAAACAACTACTATATCTAGTAGTACTACAGTTCAGGAGACCACTACATCATGGGAGCCAACTACAACATCCACGATCCCAACGACGACAAGTACTACTACTGTTGTTCAAACGACTGCCCCTGCAACTACAACTACAACTTCTTTACCAGTACCCACGACAACAACAACAGAAGCCCCAGTTTTTACAACCACGACCCAGCCTGATACACTTAGTTATATCCCTAATACAAAAGGATCCAGAATGAACTCAACAATCGCCAAAGCCTTAGACCTCGGACAAAGACTCGTATCGTTGTTTATCTCATCAGCCCTACCAATTATCACAGGTGGCGCAATCCTTGGTGTAGATGTAATTAAGTCCGCTGGTGTCGCAGGACTCACAGCCCTATTCGGTGTCGTACAGAAACTCGCAACCGCATCAGTTGACGGCGAACTCACATCAGAAGAAATCTCGGCAGCGTTCGGCACACCAAAAAAGAAAGCAAGCAAGTGATGTCAAAAGGTAAAAAGTACTCTTTAAAGAAGAGAAAAAAAAAGTAGTGAAGCAGAATTGGCCTATCGTTAAGGTTGTATTGCCTGCGGATCTTAAGGGTGTAAAACCTGGCGCTCTTCCAGGGTCCCTTCTTCGAGACATACGACCTTACGGTAGGCTTCATTGGCGTGCAGCTGATGCGTATCACGCAATGCGTGCAAAGGCGTTAGCTGATGGTATTAAACCATTTAAGCCCACATCTGCGGGAGATACATATCGTTCGTTAGCTATGCAAACTACAACGTTCTTGCAGCGCTATCAGAAAGAACCTATTCCTGGTGCTTCAACCCGTACATGGGATGGTGTTAAGTGGTACAAGAAATCTAATAAGTTAGCGTCGCTTGCAGCACCAGGTACATCACAACACAACCTAGGGATTGCTGTGGATATCAGCGGAGCAAGTGGTAAACGTTTTGAATGGATGCTTGCTAATGCGCCAGCGTTTGGATTTAGTTGGGAAGTAGTTCCCGAGGAACCTTGGCATATACGACTAGTTACTGGGGATAACCCTACTCCTGCTGTGCAGGCATGGGTTGATGCACAGAAAGCCGTATGAGGTGGACGGAGGCTGGGCGCTAATACTTTCTGCTGTAGTTACTACGGTAGGTGGAGTGTTGGTCGCTTTGATTGCACAGTTCCGTAAAGAGAACAAACAAGATCACGCCGTAGTTGCAGGGATGCTTTCTCATATATATAAAAGCGTAGGA